CTTGGTATGGCATTTTAGTCCTCCCTAGCATTAAGTTGAGTCTCCTACTACCACTTCACCCCAAGGTGGCTTCTTCATTATGTCATCTACACTCATAACCATCTTATCTGCTATCCAATTCTTTTCATCCTTAGCATATTCAGCAGCTTGTTCCCAATCATCTGAGATTGCCCTGCCTGTACGATTCTGATAAAATGTAGTAAACTCATTACTCATTGCATACTTTTCACCGTTAAGAGCTATTAAACTTACCAACCAACCTATTCCCATAACTGAAGTGCCGCTTCCTCTATATAATCTATAAGGTGGTGCATGAGGCCTTGCAATAGCAGGTAATGGTCCTATGTGAATTATAGGCCTAGTTGGAACTGCCCAGTTTTTATATCCAAGACACCAAGACTTCAACCCCAAGTGCATATCCCCTCAGCCTATCACAGTTTCCTTCAAATACTGTTTTCCCCAAGTACCATGAATAGACTTCATATCATGCCTTGAAGCCCTTTCATGTTGGCATAGCCAGTTAATTGGCAGGTGACCAAAGCCTACATTTTGATTCTTACTCCTATTCATGAAATGTACTGAGTCAACAACAGAATTATGCCCAAATAAGACATGAGAATCTACGCATAGAATGTAGTCACCTTTAGCATGCTTAGCTGCTTCTTCTCTAGCAGTAAATAAGCAGGGAAAGTCTTGCCTGAAAAGTCTAATTTTTGGCTCTTTGCCTTTCCTATATCCTGAAGGTAAGAGAGCATTCAAGGTGTCAAATATCTCCTTGTCAGAGTTATCTACAATTACTATCTCACCACCTCCAGGAACAGCATGGAGCGCTTCAATTGCAGATCTGACAGTCACTGCTAGCATGACTGTGTCGTTTCGGTTAGATATTATTATAGATACCCTCATCTTACCTCGGTATAGCTACACTACGTTCGAATAGCAAAGTAATATGCATTATAGCATGTTGCTGCTGATCAACAACAGCATCACAGAATTGAAAAGTGCTTACAAGTTCAGGGTTTTCCAACCTGATTGGAGTTGAATTAGCCACCATTATGTGACCTTCAGAGCTTGCTTGAGAAGGTTCAGCAGAGCCAACCGTCCATCTAGCATTTCCATTTTCGCAAGATATAATAGCAGCAGCTGCATGAATCTGGTGTTGAGGTGTTCCAGCATCTCTTACAAGCTCATTAGTGGGTATGCTCTGCGGGACATCAGAAGCTGTCAATGACAAAGTTAAAGAAGGAAAGCCTTCGATTCTGGGAAGAGTGATTCTCATTTTAGCACCTCAGTTCGTCCAATTTTCGGATGGACTGGGCAGAGGTAAGGAGGCTAACCCTCTGCCCAGCCGTTAGTCGGCCCTTTCCGATTACAGAGTATTATTCAAGCCGACACCATTGAGTACAGCACACTTCTGAGGCAGCCCGAACTCAAGGCCGGCTTCAGTAAGGTACTCCTCATTAGTCCCATCAATCCGCCGCTGGCCATAGCCCTCTGAGTGAATTTTAGAGCTACTCTCACCATAGAAATTAGTATCATCAATATAACGATAACCAATTTCCTTCGGCTCGAGAATCACAGCCATGTTGCGAGTTGTAGCGTCATAGCTGAACAAGGGATGAGTTTTCATATAGATCGAACCGAACGGCGTGAGCCATTCTTTAATCTGCATCCCGTAGGTTTTCTGTCCAGGAGAAAGGTTCATGATGTTGGTAGATGCACCAGAAGCACTTGCCAGTGCATCTATGCCAAGCAAGAATCCAGAACCACAAAGGCACAGTTTACTATCAGCGCCATAGCGGAAGATCTGCTCAAGTATTGCCTTAAGCCAGGTCTCACCGCCAGCGAGCCAAGTCTGACCGGCGTAGTTAGCGTTCAACGTATAGTCATCGCAGTTAGCAGGCATCAACTCGCGAATGAAGTTAATCACACCCATAGTGGTTCGCTCAGGCTTGCCATTGTCTCCGATGCCCTCAGTTCGAATACCCCAGAGGAAAGCAAGCTCCATTTCCCAAGAGTGCATCTCAAGACATTCAGCCTTGGCTTTCTGGTACTGGTCACCAGTACGCAGGCGAGTCTTGCGTGCTGTACGAGTGATAGAAAGAGGTGTACGGAAGATCTGAGTGTAGTTGTAAACCTTGACAGGATCAAGTGCGATCGCATCAGGCATTTCACCACCCTCAGGGTTAATATTACCAATGATCTTGAAAGTGTCAGCGTCGGCGAGATCATTGTCAAGTGAGTTGTCATCAGCTTCGAGCAGCCTCACAGTCAGCATTGAAACGACAGCGCCACGAGTGACATGCATGACTTTGCCATTTACATCTACACGATAGTCATCTCCAGCGCGAAGAAGAATCTGATGCCCTTGGCGAATGCGGTTAGTGATGTTGTTGGAATCATCTACTTGAACGTAGATAATATCACCTGCAGCACCACCACCTGCATATGCAACAGATGCATCAGGAAGGGTGAATACACCAGTTATGGTTCCATCTACAGTTGTCTGCGTCTGAGTCCACCAATGAAACTGTGGATCATCCACACGTTCAGAACTCATCATTGACAGGATAGCAGTCAACGGAGCCATGCCGTTAGGGTAAAGTTTAAAAATCTGCTGTCGCCAATTAAGCGGCCGCTGTCCAGCAACCCAGTCGCCATTTCCTCTCATTCCCAAGAACATAATTAATACCTCCGATTATTTATAAGTTCGTCCGAATATCGGACAAACTGTTAATGGTTAAACAGAAATAGGCTCAGCATCATGAGCCATAGAAATCCATGCAAGGCCGTCGCTGTAGAGCAATGCTCGGTCACATTTGCCATCAAGCACTATGTCACCCTGCCAACATTCACTGTCGTTGAGATATGATCGAGTACCAGCGCCCCTTAGCTTCACCAACAGGGGGAAGAGTAACGATGAAAGGCCCAGTTGTTTCATCTGCATAGGGCCGCAGAACGTAGTCACGAGTGGTCATCTGAAAGTCCTGAGTAGGAGTTTCAAACTTATCAACCACTACTTTGTCATGCTGTGCGAATCTGTCCTCAAGAGCCATTGTTAAATCCTCCGTCAGTTATGAATTAAGCACCCTGTCCATCTCAGCAAGCTCAGATTCAAGCCCAGAAACATTAGGCTGCTGGTTTCTAGGTTGTCGTCCTCGCTTGCGTGGAAGGTTAGGTGGATTGTTGTCCTTTGGTTTATTGCTAGGAGCTGTAGCCTTTTTATGCAACGCTAAACGTTTCCTAGATTCCTCTGCCACTTGACCCAGTAGATCATTAAATTCCTTGTCGGGATTTTCCGATGCTACTTCTTCAAACACTGCTGCGACGACCTTTTTAAATGGCTGAAGGTCCTCATTTTCCTGATAGAACTTCTCACTTGCTGCTTTTAGATTGTTAATAGTTGCAATGTTAGTACGTACGATTTCAGGGATTGAGCGTAGAACATTTTCAGAAAGTTTCTCCCTAGTATCCGCTGTAGCTTTGTTGTAGACGTAGTTTAGCAGCTTATTAAATTCCTTTGGGTCACTTGTTACTTCATCAAAGTCAAATTGATCAAGAAAGTTTTGTTCTGTTTGAGTAGTTGACGACTCAGGTTCTTTTTCAGCTTTAGGTTCAGGCTCTGGTTCTTTCTCAGGTTCTTTTTTAGCTGCCAGCTCACCAATCTGCGCTCTGAGTTCTTCAACTTCCTTTTTATAACGAGTTAGTTCATCTTCTTCTTGGTCAGTTTTAGTTTCCGCTTCTTCACTAGATTCAGAGACCTCTTCCTGGTCAGTCTCAGTATCTTCTCCAACTTCGTTAGTTTCTTCAACCTCAGCATCAGCGTCAGACTCCTGCACCTCATCAACAGTCTCTTCTTCTCGTTCCTCAAAAGGATCACTGAAGTAACTATCCATGTCATCTATCTCCACTTTCATCTTACTAATGTCAGTCATCTTTTCCTCCTATTTAGTGTTCTATTTAACAGCACATACTCTCCATAGCTCAGTCCAATAACCAGGCTCAGACTGGCCATCACCATCTATGTTCATCAAAGTTAAAATATCATTAGTTTGCATACTAAACACTGACAGCAGTGGAGTCTGGTTCAAATATATTTGACCTCCAGATTGTACACCATCCCTAAATGACACTTCATCATTAGCAGCCATAAACATCTTAATTTGCCCTGTTCGGCCATATAAGATATTTTCAATCGTAGATGGTCCACCACTTGTTATTAGTACAGACTCGATCCAAATGTCAGTTAAGTCTTGATCAATGTAAAGAGTTGTGGTGTCTGGCACAATAGCAAGCTCTGTAATAGTATAATCATTCCCAGCAGTAGTCAAGTGCGCATTTAGCGCTGCTGTTATACGTCTTATGTAATAAGGAAGCTCACTGACCATCCTCTGGTCGGTCGGCTCGTTCGCGTTCAAGGTCATTTTTCTGATCCTCCAAAATAGAAAGAAAGATGTCTAGTATTGATAAGAAGTATTGTACAGCTTTACGGCGTCCTTTGATTTCACCTAGATGAATCAGTGTTTCGCCAGTAGTAGGTACCCGTTTGCTTCCATCATCTGTTATTAGCTCTTCACCAACCAAGTCATACTCAATTAAAGCACGTTCTGCAAGAGTTTTAAGCTCATCTTGGATGTCTAGCCAGAGAAAAGACTCCTTGAATTCTTCTATCTGGTTCCTTGTAGATCTTATATTTAATTCTTTCATTAAATAGCTCCTGCAGGTACCATGTTGCCAGCTTCGACTTCCCGACCTACTTGCTCATCAGGCATTGTTGTAGGTTGAATTTGTCCTATGTTGCGTTTGAAGTCCTCAACATTCTTAGCACCTAACTGTTGCGCTATATACATGAAAATTCGAGTTACGTCAAACTGTTGCATTAATTCAGGTGTAGTACCTATAATCTGAAACAGCTGAACCCAAGCCTCTGAGAAATTACCTCCTGGAATAGACCCATCCCTTGTTATTACATCGTAGTTTATTGCTAGATCATAAGGTGTTACTTGCATCTTGTCTCGGCCAAAAGTTCGCTGGATTTGCTCTTGGTAACGACCTATTATTTTAACATAAGTTTCCTGCTCCATATATTGCTGAGTATGAACTGCAAACATGGAACCTATGTCCTGCATAAACTGAATGCCTATTAACATAGCCATTCGTTGCAAGCGTGATACAGCAGAACCTCGAGTTCCTTGAAACTCACTTTTGGTCAAACGTTCTGGTCCTCCCTGACGAATAGCGCCTTGCATAGACTGATCTGCACCACTTATACGGTCCATCCATTGAGTGATGTAAGCGCTATCAGCAATGTTTAAGCGGGTGATGTCGTCTACTTTAAGCTGCTGCACAACTTTGTCAACTCCACGTCCCCAAGCAGGGCGCCTGAGTCTAATCAATTTACCAGGTTCTGGGTCTTTCAAATCATTAATGTTTACTAAGTAAGGGTCAACAATAAGCATGTCATTGATTGACTTACGAACATTTGCTATATGGCTATTAAACAAAAAGTCTAACGTATGCTGTAGACCATAAAGCACTTCCATTCGCCCAATAGGCGCAATTGAGTAACCATCATATTCTGGGCTTGCAACTGCCGCAGGATACATCCCATGGTGATGGTCTGCTTTTTCACACTGAATAATACAGTCATCTGCTGCAAGAGCAAAGAACCACTTTTCAGGATATTCACTATCACCAAGTTTCCAGTCCTTCGGAATAAGTGTTATGTACATCTTGATAATATCAACTGGGTTTATGTAAGCTGTCATTCCCCTATGCATGTCATTTGAGCCGCCGAATTTAGCACCTCGGTCACTTTGGTCTCGTGAAAGGTGAGAACGTTTGTCTTTTTTACTTTTCAAATAGCGTACGTTGAAGAGTGTTGAGTTGAATGTTGTCAGATGAAACACTTGGATCGGGTAAGACCATGTAAGGGTCAATGTTGTCTAGGCCGTTACCTTCGAATAACAAAGCATTGTCAATTATGTCTGTGAAATGTTCAGTTGCTTCACCTAACTCATCCATTGTTGAGACAGATGACTTAACTATCTTACGCCCATATTGAGTTTCCCAAGTCGGAATTCCAACGCCTATGCCATAGCCAAGCGAGTCACGTAGCACAGTGTGAAGTGCAAGAGGCACTTTGTTCTTGATACAATGTAATCGAATAACTAGTTCAAGCAACATTGCTCCAATAGTGTCGTCGTCCTCTACTCCTTCATATTGAAACATAGGGTCTTGGAAAAAGGCCATTGTTAGGTAAGTTAACAGCGCCTCAAGCATTGAATAGGAGTAAGGGAAAACTATTGACAATGGCTTAGAAGCGTCCTTTTTAGCTATTTTCTTTTCATGTTCTTCAAGCGGTACATAGATAGTCATTATACGATCTATTTCATTCCAGGAAGAGAAGCGCTTAGACATTTCATTTCTTGATTCTCGAGCACGAGCTCTGATTTTGTCGGCTAGTTTTTTATGAAAGTCAGACCCAGGTTTTAGGTCAAGACCTTCTGGATAATCATAGTCATAGCTGACATTTCGATAACTGTCTTCGCTGTAATCTGTTTCGCCATGTACGATGTAAGGCATCAGGCTGTCCTTTTCCAAGCATAGATTACAAAGTAAGGAGGTAACTCACTATTGTTGCCAGAATTAAATGACACAGGATCAACGTCATGAGAGTGGGTATTAGATGCTACATTCACAGTTGATCCAGTCAACTCATTATCAACTTCTGTAGTCGCACTTGGTGCTCCAGACGTTGTGTTAGGTACATCAACTGAATGTGTGTGATCTTTATCTCCGCCAGTAGTTTCAGCTGTCCCAAAGTCAGCATCAGCTGCAAGTTGTCCGACTAAAAATTGACCTTCAGCGATTCGAGCCCATGTGCCGAAGCCTAGTAAAGCGTTAGGATTTGTAGCTGCCACGCTTAAAAACACCGAACCTATAGGCCACATGCTTTCACCTATATATCCAGGAACGTCATCTCTACGAAGCACATCTTCGCCAGCAGTAGGTGCTTGATGTACTTTAATCGCATGGTCTGTTTCAAAAGCAGCATCAAAGTCTCCATCGTCGTAGAGATGAATAACTTCCATGCTACCTATTCTTACATATCTTTCAGCCATTTAGTTCGTCCGATTTTCGTACGGTCTTATGTCCGTAGTAAGAGAACAATTACCCCTATTAAGTTTAAACATAAAGCACTAAGCACGCCTGCTAGCCAAGTCTGAATAGTTTTCATAGACGCTTCCAATATAAGTAATCGTGAATCTATCCTGTCATGCCTTTCGTTACAAAGAATAGAACTATAATCAGTCATACATATCTCCACTCTTCAATAGCTTTTTCATATTCAAGTTCTTTATATTCAGCTTCAATGTCAAGTGGATCTTCCTGCGGAGAAAAGTAGCGTTCTCCAAGTTCAAGCATCTGAATGACGTATGCAAGAGCATCCATTAAGTCCCAGAGGGCACTTCTAGGGAACATTAGGAGTTGTTGTTCAAGCTTTTTGATCGTCGCGCATCCTGCGTTATGATAGACATAACCGCCTCGATAGTAAGGGACTAGTTCCTTGATACGTAGTTCCTTTTTCATCCCTCCACGAGTTTTTAGCCAGATCAGTTCGAAAAATTTACCTCGCCTAAACATCTCATTTTTAATAGGTTGTTTAATAAACTCATTCAAAGATGTCTCTTCAACACCTATTACTTTTGCATCTAGCATCACAGCCATGTTGAACATATTGTCGTAGATTTCGTCAGGGTACATTTTCCCTGAGACTGCATCCCTAATATACAAACGAGCACTTCGCAGATCAATCCCTATGCCGATTATAGCTGTTTCCGCAGAGTGGATTTTCACAGTTTTTGCAGGATCGACTATTACCACTGACTCAACACTTTGATCATGTTGAATGTCTACATCGTAAAGACTTAAGTCATTCTCTGACCTTCGCTCATCAGGTGCTAGGTTATAGTATTTAAAATACTCAGTACGAAAAGCTGAATCTTTAGTTGAGATTGGAAGATTTCGTAGTTCTCTAAAAAACACATCAGTTTGTCCAGCAGCTACGTGCTCTTCCCATTCCTTCTCAATGTCATCTTTAGACATAAACTGTGGTGCAGTAGGTTCAAAGTTATCATCACATGCTTCGAGACGAACACTTTGCCATTCTTCTGAATCAAGTAACTTTTGTAATACAGAATCTTCATGTTTTAAAGTGTCAATGTAGACTATTTTCCAATTTTTGTGCAGTCTTGGCACGGCCTTGATTACATCAGCATAAAGCCACTGATACCAACCTTTACGAATATCTTCGTTTTCAATCTTTTCAGGGTCTTCCAAGTCATCAATTACTATCAAACCAGGCCGGTCATTTTTAAAAAGAACACCTCGAACTTGCTGTCCTGCACCACGAGGCCAGACTAGTGTGTCATAAGCTACCCAAGCTTTTTTGTTAAAGACTTCCTCAAACTCAGTATTTTTAACTCCACGTTGTTTGAAGTCTCCAAAGAAGTGCTTGACCTGTCGATTAGTTACAAGTTCACGCCTTAAGTTTTCAGTCTGCAGAGATGCAGCATCATGGCTTTTGTTGATGTAGCAGATGAAACCTGTATGCTGATAGAGAATATAACGAGCCATTAGTGAAAGTCCAACAATAGACGTCTTACCCCACCCACGAGGTGCTGCTATGGCCACTTTCCTCGCAGGACCGTCAATCAACCTAAAAATCTCTCCATGCACTTCTTCACTAAATGGCATATGAAAGCGTTCTGGAAAGAACGTCTTAGCCATAGCACGAGTGCTTACAGAGCATTGAGAGAGTATGTTTTTAAGTTCTTGGTCCATTAGAGTTTCCGTTAGTTGGTTAAATTATTTAATACACTTATTATCTTATCTTATATATTTTTATATTT